GTGTTGCTATCACCCGCGGTTCTCATTAACGTCTGTATATGCGTAGCGAGGTCCGCAGGAGTGTAATCACCGGCTGTCAATGTTGTTGCATATGTATGATCTGTTCCATCATTTTCAAGCCAATCGAGCATATCATTTACATTGCTTTCAATCGTAATATTGTCGCTGTAAACTTTTATAACTTCATTGTCACCATCAATTATCGTATTTTCTCCAACGGTTATTTCTTCATCTACCGATAGAGTTCCCGTATTAGCTGTAATTGCGTCAAGCTGAGATGCCGAGATTTTATTTGCATCTAATGATGATATTTTTGCACTTTCTATGGTTCCGTCTTTTATCTTAGCGTTTTCGATTGTCCCGTTGGCTATCTTTGCATTTGTTATGGTTGCATCGGCTATTTTAGCCGCGGTTATAATGGCGTCTTTGATCTGCGCTGCCAAAGTTATAAGCTCCCCTGTCGTAACCTTTCTGGCCGTTACTATATTGTCGCCCAAGGATGCTTCGGTAAGGGTTTCAAAAGCCACAGCCAGCGACGAGGAAAACGTTCCGTTGCCATAGCTGTCTACCGCCCGAACCTTGAAATATGACTTGTCGTAGATATAAAACTTATCCGTGGCGCTGGGATTAGTGCTCCAGGTACCGGATATAGTTATCGTCCCAGTATCTCCGTCAAACTCTGTAATTGTTTTTTCTTCACCGGCGTTATCCCCGGTAGAAATCTTTATAATATCCCCAACGCAAAAGTCGTCGTCCTCCCCGATAAGATCCGCATCAACCACGGTACTATCTGTAGCGCTGTCTGCCTCCCCATCGGTGGGTTTCCTCGCCTCCACTATGGCCATTTTCCCGGACACCTTACACTCCAGAGCTTCTTCCCCCGTCCAGGCGTTAGACTCTGATCGGTAAACCTCATAGTATTGGATATCAGCGTCGGCCACGTCCGACCAGTCAAGCTGAGCGATATTAAAAAATACCGTTGACGCAAAGCCTGTAGGTGCTCCAGGGGCCGAGTTTGTCGGGGTAACAGTTACGGCATTATCTGAATATACCCCGCTGGTGTTATACGCTTTTATATTAAGCGTCCCTGGTGACCGCGTTCCCGGCCTGTAAGTATAGCTATTGACTGCCCCGCGATATACCAAGTCCGGATTGTCTACCCCCCAGCTGCTGTCCGTGTCTCTAATTTCATATCCAGCAATATCCGCGTCAGACACTTTGTCCCACGTCAAAAGCAGCTCATCTGTAAAATCATAGTCAAAATTAGTCACGTCTGACGGAGCCGAAGTTTTTCCGGCAAGGGTTATACTGTCATTGGGAGCTGTACTTTTTGCGGTCTCATTGCCCTCATAAGGCACGCTGGTCACGCAAATATAATAAGTTGTACCCACTGACAGGTTCCCTGTTATTTGAAGGTGGTCAGACTCGGTATATCCTGCGAACCTCCACGCGGCATCGGAATCCTCCCGGATATAAACATTTGCCCCTTTATACCTATTCGCTTCGCTATAGTCCGATAGGTCCGGCTTCAAAAAATAGACATCAATAGCCGATTCTACGGTCCCATCATCTCGAGTATAAATTCGTTCATTCAACTGCAGGTCGGATACTGGTGGGATAGTATAATCAGGATTACTGGTATTATCCTCAGGTAAAGTCACCGCGGTATCATCATAAACATCTTCATCATATGCAATTGCCGTTATATCAACTTCGAACTTATTGTCCTTAGACATTGAAATAATACGAAAATCCTCTTTTACAGTTTCGGACGTGCCTATCATATACTTATCATATGCTGATGGCGCGGATGTAAAAGGATCCCCGACAACTTCTATTGTGCTATGTGTGCCGGACCCTGTACTGACGGTTTTTTCCTCAATTGTATCGTCTGAAAACTGGATCCTGAGCTTATATGTTTCTCCAGCCTGCAAAGTAACTGATTGGTCTAAAGGGACCGAGGTAGTAGTGCCCCCCGTCAAGACCCTTCCGCTTGAGCCAATATTTAAAACGTCGTGTGATACCGCAATAAGATCCCCCGCCTGGCACGCGATAGCATCGATGCTGGCCTTAAAATTAATGGTACGGTCGATATACTTGGCTACTTTGAGAGCATATCTGGCTTCACGCATAGCCTGACTGGTCCGAGTCGTGAATAATTTAACTGTTTTTTTGCGTAAAGGATCCCCAGCGGTTATTGCTGCCTCATCGATGTATCCGATAGTTTCCTGCTTATAATCTTTATCCTTATTTAAATACTGAACTTCAACAACGTTAGGTTTTTCTTTGATGGACTTCCAGCTTTGATTAAAGGTATCTTTTAAAATATTGCCCATCCCAAAGACCTGGACCGGGGTCCCCGGCTTATCTATCCGAAGGTTAATATTGCCTGCGGAATAGAACGGAAGCCCCCTGAAAACAGTAGCCAGCTGAGATATAACGTCCAGGGCTTTCCCCCCGCCATCGATGACTACATCCAACCGGAATCGTTTCTCATACCCCCCATTTCCATCGTCCAATTTTTCTTCGCAGTATTTTGCCATTTCAACAAGCTGTGTATCGCTCATAAAAGATGATGTAATAAACTCTCCAAGGCCATACCGTGAATTAGTTAAAAGATCCTTTATGCACCAAATTGGATTTGCACAATATTGCTCTGAATATGAGGTCCCGTCCCAGGATAAAACGGTATCGTCCGATAGTAATTTAAACTGACTTGAACTGGAATCCCAATAGTAGTCTTCCCAATCTATCTGAACGGCTCCGTTCATTATCACTGGCGCTGATACTTTTCGACCTTTAACTATACAGCTAAAATTAGGCATACTGCCTGAAAGTTGATTAGTGGCCATCGCCTCTATACCAAGCAAGGCTGTATTAGGATATGATAAATTGTCTGTTTTAATTTCATCTATTTGTACCCACTTTAAATCCCTTTGATTTTCCGTGCCACTATCTTCTGACGTTTTAGTTACTCTTACGTCATATTGTTCTGGAGAAAGGCCCTCTATACGATATATTCTCCTTACAGCAGATCTCGAAGATGCCGAAACCGTAGTCTCTCCAAGATCTGTATAGGCTGGATCTGTGTGAACCTTATACTCAATTTTATAGGTAACATTAGAGCTTCCCATACCGCCTTCTCCGGAAATAGAAAATAAACCTCCAGGACACGATAAATGTATTTCCAAAGCCTCAACATCATTGTCAACTGTTGTATAAACATATGGGTTGTCTTTTGGTAGGTCCACATTGACGCTGTAAATATTGTGCGCGTCTTCAAAATTATCAATTGCTGACTGAGAATTTGTTCCCATTCTTGTGGTTGTCGTAACATCGTCATAATTGCTCGCTGGATTTTCATTTATTTTCACATCTGATATTGAATATACTTCTCCTTCACATAATGACAATAAAACATTAAGATAGCTGTCGTCCCCATCATACCTGATAAATGAATTTATTATATTTCCACCTACTTTGTGCTCGCCATAAAGGATTGGAACAGGAACGCCCACATCCTGAATTGTTTGTATTCCATCCCATCCATAAGTTGGAGAGCTTTCATCTATCCCCCTGGGGCTATTTGGTGTCGCAGTATTTAAAACAGGTTTTCGCGGATTTGATACCATAGAATATATTCCATAAGCTACCATACCAGACACAGCAGCTATTTGTAGCGCTCCATATATCAAACTGCTTCCCCAAAACCAAAACATTCCAGCTACCGTAGAAAACAATTCAACATCCGGAGTAATAATGATATCTTCGTTTTTTTTGGGCTTTAACGTCAGATCTTCTATTTTTTTACCAGATAATATAACCTTGTTTTTATCAAGATTTATTCCAGCTTTTTGCATATAATCCTTAATAGTTAAATCCCGGTTATATTTAAATACCCGTTCTTTTCTGTTTTTTGAATCAACAATATTAGGTATCCATATAATTTTTATCATATTTTTTTATCCTTATTCGAAACATATCGATATATACCATAAATTTTGTTTTTCCAATTATCGTTCAGCACACAGTTAACAACTCCGACCTTATTTGCACATTGAAGAAACCTACCATCGCTTAAATATAGCCCTGCGTGACAAGGTATCTCGGATTTATTTTTCAACATTAAAAGGTCCATAAATCTTATATCTTTCAAATCGTCTACTTTTTCCCAGTTTTCATAATAATTTTGTAAAAAAAGATTTTTCCCATTTTTTTCCCATTCATACTCATAGTTTTCTAAATCCAATATATTTATTCCAATATCTCTATAAGCTAAAATAATCAGGCCCCAACAATCTATTCCATTCGCCGTTCGCCCACGATGTTCAAACGGAATGCCTACATATTTTTTACATAGCTTATTTTGAGTTATCATTGTATAAAGAGCCTCCGCGCCGGTACCGAGGGATATCCCCCAAATCTTAAAACATTACTTAGTTCTCTACATCTCTGGAGAGAACGATTGCAACTTGATTCTCCTCCAGAATATCCGCATTCAGTCGACTTAAACTTCCAACTACAATAGGTTCTCCCATATTTTCTGAAAGGGATTTCTACATCTAAAAGGTCAAATTTACTCGTTAACGTAA